AATGCTGATTGCCTGTACGTAGGCTTTACTGGCGGCAGTGGAGGTTTGGAATGTAGGGGCTACACCTGTACCATTAGAAGTTAGCAATTGACCTGACGTTCCCACATTAGTAGAAGCTACGGCAAATCCTGCCGGGTAGGTAACAAACACGTCTTTTGTGCCGGCTGAGAAAGATAGAGCTGACGGTTGTGTTCCTGCGCTATTAGATAAAACCGTAGTGCGGGCCAGTAAAGTACCAGAAGAAGTGTATGTACCAACACCCACTTCCCATTCATTTCCTGTTTGGCTTGCAATCGTATAGAAGGTTGTGTTTCCGTTACCAACTACAGCAAACGATTGAAAACCTGTGGCCGCGCCCGCAAGCGTGATGGTCCCCGTACCGGCCGTGGTAGTGGTTTCTTTTACGCGATCTGCTAATACAAGTGCCATATTATGTCCTTACACCGTCATTTCGACATTTTGCCAGTTCGGCGTCCCGTTGTCATCAATTGTTGTCCAATAAAAATAATTCATTGTGCCAACTTGACCCGTGGCCCCGACCCCAGCCAATGCCACGGTCCTGCTGGAACCAACTGATCCCACACTGCCTGTAGCCACCACACCGTCTTCAGTTGGGCTATTTGTTTCAGTAACATCACCAACTGCGCCGGAAGCTTCAACACCAGTCAGCGCAATTTCACGATCCGCAAGAGTTACAGTACCAACTGCACCAGAAGCTAAAACACCATCTGGGATAGGCGAGAAATCAACAGTACCAACTGCGCCCAATGCTTGTACCCCGTCAAGACCGAACTCTTTGCCGGGGATAACTGTTCCAACAGCGCCTGAAGCCTCAACACCCGTCAAGACCGCAGCGTAAGCAAAATCAACATTGCCCACCGCGCCAGTTGCTCCGACACCTGTCAAAGCAATCAGTAGTTCCGCTGTGACGGTCCCAACATCGCCATTGGCCAACACCCCAGTTTCGTCTGGGCTGTTAGTTTCTGTGACATCCCCTACCGCACCAAGCGCCTCAACTCCAGTTAGTGCAACTGTGTTGTCTCCAACAACAGTACCAACTGCTCCTGCCGCTTCTACTCCCGTAAGCGCACAAGCCGAATCAATCGTGACTGATCCTACCGCGCCAGATGCCTGAACGCCGGTAAGAGGAAGAACTATTGTCTGCCCCGCAAGCGAGGCAAACGGCGCTTCGGCGAATGCGGAGATTCCAAACATGGCTACACCGGTGAGTTACCCCACCGACCCTATTAGGTTGTAGCCAAGCGGATCAAAGCAGTCGAAGTTGTGTTCGATGGCATGGTAAGAGTAAACGTACCAGCGGTAATTGTCTGCGAACCAAATGTGTGAACACTAATTGCCTTGTCTGATTGCGTAGAGTTGTAAATCAACACTGCATCAAACGCCGTAGACAAAGTTACGGTGGTATATGTAATTGAAGCAGATGGGGTAAAAAATGCCACACCTGCCGTTGCCGATGTATTTGTTGAGCTGGGCGCTGTTGCATTAGTTACCGTTACACCACCCGCAACATAGCCTGTACCAGACACTTCATTGCTTGCTGAATATGCAGTGGTAGCCGCATTAACAGTAGCAGTTGTTAGATACAAAGCCGCTTTGAGCGTATCTGTAGTTGGTGAAGTTAAACTGGTGCGCGAAACAAGCGTTGCGGTGCCAAGCTGATGCTCCCCCACCATAAGCTGTTGCATAAACGAAGTGCACATTGCTTGTGTATTTGCCATAATAGTTCCTTAAAAAGATGCCACTGCGCTAGTGAGCGTTACTGTTTTCTTTAATTGAACATGTGCTGAACGATGCACAAGTTCCCCCTCTAACCAATACTCCACCCATGTGGTTGATTCGTTATCATTATCGACTGAACCTTCTCGTTTTTCAAGCAAAGATTCGTCCATTTCGCCTTTGGTTGTAGTAATCACTTTAAACTCCTTTAAGAAATGCGAATAAGCGCGTTTTCGGCATTGTTTGGTGGGAACTGTATTTGAAATTGTTGGTTTACCGTTGTCTGGTCAAGCCCAAAATTTAAAACACCAATCGATTTATTGCTCTTAGAAGAATTGTAAATCAGCGCACCACGTGTTGTAAACGAAGAGCCATTCCAAGTAGGATTGTTAAATGACACATAGGCAATACTGCCTGTCAATGTCACCGTAACTCCGGTAAGAATTTCTCCGCCTGCTGTATACCCCGTTCCAGATGTTTCATTGGAGGTGCTGTATACAGTAGTGCTTCCATCTAGCGTAGCCGCAGACGTATACAGCGCAATCTTTATCGTATCCACGCTAAAGTCATGCACCGCTAACAAAAGCTGCTGTTTAAAACTATCGGTTAGTCCGGCTGTAATCATAGGTTACCTCACCGGGAGTTTTACTTGGCCATCTTGATAAGCATCGCCACGTTGCTTAGCATCGCCCAAATTCTTCAACAAGCCCAGCGCTTCTTTGTATTTACCGTCGTACAACGCCATCATGTCAGCCTCACCCTTCATGTATGTGTACGCTTCAACCAAAGAGCCATACAAAAGCACCGTGTCAAAGTTGTCACCAAGCCATGAAGTACCCGCTGTAACAATAGACTCGGGGTAGTAGTAAAAATGCAATTCCACTTCATAGTCAGTGTCAGGCGTGGGCCCTATGATAAACACCAGCTCATTTACATTACTAACGTTAGGACCAAAAATAGCATAGTACTTAGGTTTGCCGCGTTGTAATGGGTTTGGATACGTTTCACGAATAAAGTTGACGTCACGATTTAACAAATAAATGTAGTCGCCTTGAAACGTTACGGTGCCCGATACTGTTCCTGTATTAGCAAGGCTTAGCGTGATTGTCGTTCCTGCAATTACAGAAACAACCGCACCAGTTGCAATTCCGGTACCAGAAACAACCATGCCAACAACAATATCCGTGGCACTAGACACCACAATTGTAAAAGCGGCTGCCGTTCCTGTGGCCGTTGGCGTGGGCTTGGCATAAAGTGCCAAAGAATAAGAAGAAAGAAAATCTAAAGGACAAGGAATATATTTATTGCCCGCCTGTACATTTCCCGTCATGTTCTTGCGCAAATTAGCAACTTGAACAGTGTTGTCAATTCGCTGCTCCGCCTGTTTTACAAAAACAGGAATCTGCGCTACAAAATCTGTATCAACGTTGTTTGTATACGCTTGAATGGCAGCGCTTAATTGAGAATAATTCATGTGATGCTCGTTGTAACTGTTCCAAGCATAGCGCCAGCTACTAAATTTCTTGCAGGAGCCATGGGCTGCATGCCAATACTTGCGAAAGAAGTATCTCCCGTATCCCCTACATAAACGTTAACGCCCAGTCGTGATTCTGGGCGCGGCTCCAACAAAGCCTGCGGCTCATTTAACGTGCGCTTAGGCTCAAGCTGCGGATGTTTAGGCTCATAGCACTCATCGCAGACCTTAAACCCTGTCCACTCTTTTTTAAGCTGATTTAGCTTAAACTGCTGACCACACTGATCACACAGAGCAAGACCAAATTTGCCAGAAGTGTAACCAGCCATCAGTAACTCTCCGTATACGTAGGCACTGCAAAATAACTAGACCGCTCTCTGTCCTCTGCCGCTGCCCGCGCAAACTCTTCTTCATAAAACTGCTTGAGCATCCCAATGCGATCTGGTGCTTTTTTAACAGCCAAATAGTATGCCAAACCTGCAGTCAAACAAGGCAAGAAACGGAAAGAAATGTCCGCTGTGTTGGTGACTGCACCAGTTTCTTGTATACGGCGAATGCCATAGTAGCGAAAGATGTACTGTTGAGTTGCATCGGGCGCAGGATACAAAAACAGCTTTGCCGGCACCGTGCGCTGCACATAAAACTGTGCAGGACGGGAAGGCGTGTACTTATTTGGCGTGTGCAAATACTCTGCACTGCCAATCCGATCAATCGTAATGTCTTGCTGCGTAGATTGACCAGAATTGGTACGTATTACCGCAGACAAAACATCTACTGTGTCATCTGGCAACGTGTACTCAAACGTATTAGCAACTAAGACCACCTGTCGCTGCTCAATCGTATACAGATTTAATCCGCGATTAGCCCACTCAGCAAACATCAAATTTAATGAGCGGCGCGCAGATAAAACGTCATACCCATCCCGAACTTGCAAGCCGCAGCGTTCATACGCTTCGGTGATGATCTCATCGAAGTCCGGGTTGTAGGAGGAGACGCCAGAGGTAGTCATTTTTTAATAGATAGTTGCTTTTTGAGCACGGGCTGCACCGACGCCGCGCACTGAAACAGTATCACCTGTCACTGTTTTCTTAACAGGCTGGCTCATGGTCTTGCCCTCTGGGCCGGCCATATCAACAGCGCCGCCTGCAGCATAACCTTTTTTCTTCATGCCGCCGCTGGCACCCATCTTAGATTTCATCATGCCACCGCTGGCCATCATCTTAGATTTCATCATCTTTTTTCTCCTGATAAAGGTTGTTAAAAGTTTCTTCCGCATCCATGTACGAGTCGTCTTGCTCCGCACAGTGAATCCACTGGTTAGGCCTGAAATCAGGCGCTCCCTGTCCTGTAACCCAATACGCTGGACTCGTTACACGGACCCTGTTGTTAGGCAGCGCCACAATATTTCCCGTCCACTTGCCCGCATCAGTCAGTATCAACACATGACTCTGCTTGTGCTGCGATGGATCCTCAGATACGTCGCTTTCCGCATAGTCTACCGTGAACAAGTACCTACCGGTAAAAAATTCATTGTTAATTTTGCACAACCAAGGAGAAGGCTTTGCCCGCTCCAAACTGATGATGGAGTGAT